GGCAATTAGAAGGACAAAAACATAATCTATTACACGAGTTAGGATTAACTCAAAAGAAAATTGTAGATATGCAAGACAAACTCTCTAAAGAATATGGTACTTTTGATATTAATGTTACAGACGGTACTATTAATAAAAAACAAGATGAAAAATAATATCATCAGAAAAATTACTATAGGTAAAGATTATAAAAATGACGCCATGCATTACGCTGTGGGCCAAGAGGTCTACGGCGGTCATGAAATCTGCGACATTATAGAAGAAGAAGATAAATATTGTATTTACATTAGAAAAGACGACGTGGTAATACCTTGGAAAGATTTTAATAAAAACATGGCAATCTCAATTGAGTATAACTTAGAATATTAATGAATGCTGCTTACAAAGATTTTATTATCGAGCCTATTGGTGATAGGTATAATAACAGTGTACGAGTCGATGACAAAGAACTAATACTTAACACTGAAATATTCAATCACCAGTACATAAATAGACACGCAAAAATTATCGCTACTCCACTATTATTTCAATCACCTTTAAATGTAGGTGATGAAGTAATAGTACATCATAATATATTTAGAAGATGGCACGATGTAAAAGGTAGAGAAAGGAATAGTAGATCTTATTGGAAAGAAAATAAGTATATAATATCAGAAGATCAAATATATTTATATAAAAAAGACAAATGGACTGCCATGCCTGGTTATAGTTTTATTAAGCCACTTAAAGCTGTAGATAAATTTAACAAAGATGTAGAAAGACCTTTGATAGGCGTTGTAAAATATTCTGATGGAGTTTTTAATAAAAAAGAGTTAGTGGGCTTTATGCCTAGTATGGAATATGAGTTTATAGTTAATGGAGAAAGATTATATAGAGTTATGAATAAATTTATTACAATTAAATATGAATATCAAGGAAACGAAGAAGAATATAATCCAAGCTGGGCACAAAGCGGTTGAAGAATTAATTAAAGTTGCCAGAGAAGAAATAGTTGATTCAGACGAAGATATATCAGCAGATAGATTAAAGAATGCTGCAGCTACAAAGAAGTTAGCTATATTTGATGCATTTGAAATATTAAACAGAATTCACGAGGAAGAAAATATGTTAGAAGATAAACCTGTAGAAGAAGAAAAAAAGAAAGTGGAGTTTAAAGGATTCGCAGAAGGAAGGTCTAAATAATGTATAAACAAACGTTATATAAGGTTGTAAAACCTGTAAAATTAAATGCTGTAAAAAGATTAAATAAATCTAAAAAATGGCAATATGGTTATAATAAAGAAAGCGATCTAGTATCTATATCTAAGAGTGGTCAAATAGGTGAAATACTAGAAATACAAGGGTTTCAAATAGCTTTACCTAAACAACCTAAAGAAGTATATTCTTGTAGTAAAATTAAATCAGAGCAAAAATGGAAGCAGTTTCCATCAAATCCTGATTTTAAAAGAATTAAGACGGTTTTTGACTGGCAAGATTACCCAGATGATTTTAAAGAAAAGCACTATGGGTATATAGACCAAGAGTTTAAAAGAAGAGAAGAAGGATTTTGGTTTATGAATAATGGTAAACCAACGTATATAACAGGTACACACTATATGTACTTACAATGGAGTAAAATTGACGTTGGGGCTCCAGATTATAGAGAGGCAAATAGATTATTCTTTATATTTTGGGAAGCTTGCAAAGCAGACAAAAGAAGTTACGGGATGTGCTATTTAAAAAATAGACGTTCTGGTTTTTCATTTATGAGTTCAGCTGAAACTGTTAATTTAGCTACACTAGCTAGTGATAGTAGATTTGGGATACTTTCTAAGACTGGTTCCGATGCTAAGAAAATGTTTACGGACAAAGTAGTACCAATAAGTCTTAATTATCCTTTCTTCTTCAAGCCAATACAGGACGGTATGGATCGACCAAAATCCGAGCTCGCTTATAGAGTCCCTGCAAAGAAGTTTACTCGTAAGAAAATGAGAGAACGTGAAGAGCAAGACGACATGGAGGGATTAGATACAACTATTGATTGGAAAAATACAGGAGACAACAGTTATGATGGGGAAAAACTTTCTTTATTAGTACACGATGAAAGTGGTAAGTGGGAAAGACCTGATAATATAAAAAATAACTGGAGAGTTACAAAAACTTGTTTAAGGTTAGGTAGTAGAGTTGTTGGAAAATGTATGATGGGATCTACTTCCAACGCATTAGATAAAGGTGGTGATAATTTTAAAAATTTATATAATAACTCTGATGTAACAAAAAGAAATAGAAACGGACAAACAAAGTCTGGATTATATTCTTTATTTATACCAATGGAATGGAACTATGAAGGGTTTATCGACGAATACGGTCAACCAGTTTTTAATACGCCTGAAGAAGAAAAAAAAGATCCTCATGGATTAGAAATAGACTATGGAGTAATAGACCACTGGAACAATGAAGCGGAAGGGTTAAAAGATGACCAAGATGCTTTAAATGAATTTTATCGTCAATTTCCTAGAACTGAAGAGCATGCGTTTAGAGATGAGACCGGAAATAGTTTATTTAACTTAGTTAAAATATATGAACAAATAGATTATAACGAAGGAAATAGGAATTCATCGGTTCTAACAACTGGAAACTTTCAATGGGTCGCTGGAGTAAAAGATACACAGGTGGTTTTTAATGCTGATCCTAATGGTAGGTTTAAAGTTAGTTGGATTCCTAATAGTAATTTACAAAACAACGTTATAGTAAAAAATGGTATAAAATATCCAGGTAATGAACACATGGGAGCGTTTGGTTGTGACTCGTATGATATATCAGGCACTGTAGATGGAACTGGATCAAAAGGGGCTTTGCATGGATTGACAAAGTTTTCCATGGAAGATGCCCCAGCTAATACATTCTTTTTAGAGTATATAGCTAGACCACAAACAGCTGATATATTCTTTGAAGACGTTTTAATGGCGTTAGTATTTTATGGAATGCCACTATTAGCGGAAAATAATAAACCTAGGTTATTATATTATTTACGTAGAAGAGGTTATAGAGGATTTAGTATGAATAGACCAGATAAAATTTGGAATAAGTTATCTGTCGCAGAAAAAGAAGTAGGTGGAATACCAAACTCTAGTGAAGATATAAAGCAAGCTCACGCTGCCGCAATCGAGATGTATATCAATGACCATGTAGGACTATTACAGGATGGCACTTATGGAACTATGTATTTTAACGAAGCGCTAAATGATTGGTCTAAATTTGATATAAATAAAAGAACAAAGCATGATGCTTCAATTAGCACGGGATTAGCAATAATGGCTTGCAATAGACATCTATACCGACCAAACCCCAAAGTAGAAAAACAACCAGTTAATATTAGTATACATAAGTATAATAATAAAGGATTTCAATCTAAAATAATAACAGACAAAATATGATTCAATCTCATGTAAATTTTCCATCACAAGCGGTAAGCGATATAGAAAAGCTATCTGAAAAGTATGGGTTAGACGTGGCTAAAGCTATAAGACAAGAGTGGTTTAATGGTGCTACTTCTAAATTTGACGGTAATATAAATAATTTTCATCAATTAAGATTGTATGCTAGAGGAGAACAATCAATACAAAAATATAAAAACGAATTATCTATCAATGGTGATTTATCTTATCTTAACTTAGATTGGAAGCCAGTACCAATTATTCCTAAATTTGTAGATATAGTTGTAAATGGCATGTCACAAAGGAACTACGAAATAAATGCTTATTCACAAGATCAGTTTGGCGTAAGTAAAAGAACTGAATATATGGAGTCTATACTTAGAGATATGAGAGCTAAGGAATATACGCATTTAGTACAAGAGCAATTTGGTATTGATATATCAGAAAATCCACCGGAATCACTTCCTGATTCAGAGGAAGAGCTAGCATTACATATGCAGCTTAATTACAAACAAGCGGTAGAATTAGCAGAAGAACAAGCTATTAATGTATTAATGGATAATAGTGATTATGATTTGACTAGACGAAGAGTTCTGTATGATTTAGCTGTATTAGGTATAGGTGCTACAAAGACAACTTTTGATTTTGCTGAAGGAGTTAAAATAAAATACGTTGATCCAGCTAATTTAATTTATTCTCATACGGAGTCGCCATATTTTGATGATGTGTATTACGTTGGTGAGGTAAAAATCGTACCTATAAATGAATTAGTAAAAGAGTTTCCCGATTTAACTGAAGGAGAAATAAAAGATATAGTAGACAATTCTGGTTACACATCTTATAGACACTCTCATTACAGAAGAGAATTAGATAAAAATCAAGTAGAGGTTTTATACTTTAATTATAAAACACATATGAATGATGTTTATAAATTAAAAAAGCTAGGTAGTGGTGCTGAAAAAGTAATCGAAAAAGACGATACGTTTGATCCACCTATAGAAAGCATGGGTGGTGATTTTAGTAAATTAGAAAGAACTGTAGAGGTTCTGTACGAAGGTGTTTATTTAATAGGCGCAGATAAATTACTAAAATGGAAAATGGCTGATAATATGATGCGCTCAGATTCTGATTTTGGTAGTGTTAAAATGAACTATCAAATTGTTGCTCCTAGAATGTATCAAGGTAGAATAGAATCTATTGTTAGTAGAATAACAGGTTTTGCAGACATGATACAACTAACCCATTTAAAGCTACAGCAAGTTATGTCCCGTATGGTGCCTGACGGTGTTTACTTAGATGTAGACGGCTTAGCGGAGGTTGATCTTGGTAATGGAACAAACTATAATCCACAAGAAGCTTTAAATATGTTCTTCCAAACTGGTAGTGTTGTTGGTAGAAGTTTCACTAGTGAGGGTGATGGTAATCCTGGCAAAATTCCAATACAGCAAATAAATAATGGGGTAAATGGTGGTAAAATACAAAGTTTAATTCAAACTTATAATTACTACTTACAAATGATAAGAGATACAACCGGTTTAAATGAAGCTAGAGATGCTGCCACTCCAGATAAAAATGCTTTAGTAGGCGTACAAAAATTAGCTGCTGCAAATTCAAATACGGCAACTAGACATATATTACAAGCAATGTTATTTTTAACAGCTGAGGTTGCTGAATGTTTATCTTTAAGAATATCTGATATAGTAGAATATTCCCCAACTAAAGATGCTTTTATACAAGCTATAGGTGCTCATAATGTGGCTACGCTTGAGGAAATGAAAGAATTACACCTTCATGATTTTGGTATATTTATAGAGTTGTTACCAGATGAAGAAGAAAAGCAATTACTTGAAAATAATATACAAGTTGCATTAGGTCAACAAATGCTCGATCTAGATGATGCTATAGATTTACGTAACGTAAGAAACATAAAGCTTGCTAATCAATTATTAAAAGTTAAAAGAAAAGCTAAGGCTGAGAGAGATCAAGCAATGCAGCAACAGAATATGCAGGCTCAGGCTCAAGCCAATGCTCAACAACAACAAGCGGCGGCTCAAGCGGAGATACAAAAAGCTCAAGGTAAAACTCAAGCTGAATCCCAACTAGAGCAAACTAGAAATCAATTAAAAATACAATACTTACAAGCAGAGATACAAGCTAAAAAAGAATTAATGCAGTATGAGTTTGAATTAAATTCTCAATTAGAAGGTATGAAAAAAGAAACAGATGACGAAAAAGAAAATAAAAGAGAAGATAGAAAAGATATGAGAGTTGATAGGCAAGCTAATCATCAAATGAATATGATAGAGCAAAGAAAGCAGGGTGATGCCGTTAAAAAGTTTGAATCATCAGGTAATGATATAATCAGTGGAGACGCAAGTATGAGAAAATTTGGTCTCTAATATTTAATATTTTATAAAATTTTATTATGGAAGAAAAAAACAAAGAAAAAGTTGTCGAAGAGATAGCTGAAAAGGTTGTTGAAAAAAAAGAGCAACCAAGAGATAACAAAGGTAAATTCACATCAAAGAAAAAAATTAAAGATGATGGAGTTGTTAAAGTAGACTTAAGTAAACCACCTCCAACAAAAGAAGAGGTAGTTGAAGATAAAAAAGAAAACGTAGTTGAAAAACCAGAGGTCGTAGAAGAAGTTTTAGAGGTTACTGAACAACCAGTAATGGAAGAAATTACACAAGAAGAAAAAGTAGAAGAAATAAAAGAAGTTGCTAAAGAAGCAATTGAAAACATGGAAGCTACTGGAAAACCACTACCAGAAAACATACAAAAGCTTGTAGAGTTTATGGACAAAACTGGTGGTGATTTAAATGACTACGTACAATTAAATAGAGACGTTGAAAAAATGGACGACTCTGACGTATTAGATGAATACTATAAACAAACTAAATCGCATCTATCTGCAGAAGAAAGATCATTTTTGTTAGAGGATAATTATGGTATAGACGAGGAATTAGATGATGAGAAACAAATACGTAAAAAGAAAATAGCCCTTAAAGAGCAAGTTGCCGAGGCTAGAGCCCACTTAGACAGGCAAAAGTCTAAATATTATGAAGAAATTAAAGCTGGAAGTAAACTTACAGAAGAACAACAGAAAGCTATTGATTTTTTCAATCGATCTGAAAAACAGAAGGAGCAAACAGAGGTAAATAAAAGAACATTTTTAAATAAAACTAATAGTTTCTTTGGACAAGATTTCAAAGGTTTTGAATATAATGTCGGGGAAAAGCGTTATAGGTTTAATGTAAAAGATGTTGATAAGGTTAAAGCGACACAAAGCGATATCAATAATTTTGTTAGTAAGTTTACTAATGAAGACAATTCAACTATTGAAGATGCAGCGGGTTATCATAAATCATTATTTACAGCTATGAATGCTGATGCAATAGCTAAACATTTTTACGAGCAAGGTAAAACAGATGCAATTAAGCAAACTGTTGCTAAAAGTAAAAATATAGATTTAAATCCTAGACAGACACACGGCGAAATAAACGTAGGTGGAGTTAAGGTTAAAGCGTTAGGTGAAAATTCTTCTAGTATGAAAAACAGATCATTTAGAATTAAAAAGAAAAATTAACTTAAAAATTTATTATTATGGCAATAACTGCAGGAGGTAGTTTGAACAGCGTGCCTGCTCCTAAAGCGGTAGCGTTAGAATCAAACTATTTAGATTTCAACCAAGATATGGGTTGGGCTCAACAATATTTACCAGACCTTATGGAAAAAGAAGCTGAAGTTTTCGGAAAGAGAACTATATCAGGATTTCTTGAAAAAGTAGGGGCTGAAGAGGCTATGCAGTCAGATCAAGTTATTTGGTCTGAACAGGGTAGACTACATTTATCTTATAAAGGAAACGTTTCGCACGCATCTAACGGTGCTGCTCTATATTCAGGTGGTGATGCAACTGTAGCACAAGTTACAATAACACACAACATCGATGGAGTTGCTCAAACTGATCACGGTGTTAGAGTTAACGATACTGTTATTATAGCAAACGCTCAAGGTATTTTTAAATGCTTAGTAACTGTAGTAGCGTCTAATGTTCTTGATATAGAACCTTATGATGGTACAGTAATAGATCAAGATACTACAGCGCAAGGAACTACTATACTAGTATATGGTTCTGAGTACGGAAAAGGCATGAGCTATGTTAAAGCAACTGGTACATCTAATACTACTGATTCAAGAGGTGCTAACGAACCACAATTTAAAACTTTTTCTAACAAACCAATTATCATGAAAGATTACTACGAAGTGTCAGGATCTGATACTGGTAGAATTGGTTGGGTTGAAATAACTAGTGAAGAAGGAGCTTCAGGGTATCTTTGGTATCTAAAAGCTGAGTCTGATACTAGAGCTCGTTTTAATGACTACTTAGAAATGTCAATGCTAGAATCTGAATTAAATGCGGCTGCTTCTGAACTTGATGGAGCTGATATTTTAGCAGGTTCTGCGGCTGGTGGCGCTAATAGAGTTGGTACTGAAGGTTTATTTGCTGCTATCGAAAGTAGAGGTAATATGACTTCTGGTGTAACAGGTGTTAACGCTGCTACTGATTTAGCAGAGTTTGACGCTATTTTAGCTGAGTTCGACAAGCAAGGTGCGATTGAAGAATACATGATGTTTGTAAACAGAGCTACTAGTTTAGCTATGGACGACATGTTAGCTTCAATGAACTCTTACGGAGCTGGAGGTACTTCTTACGGAGTATTTGACAACGACGAAGACATGGCATTAAATTTAGGTTTCTCAGGATTTAGAAGAGGTTCTTATGATTTCTACAAATCTGACTTTAGATACTTAAATGATTTAGCTACAAGAGGTGGTATTAACGCTGCTAATAGCGCTAACGCAATTAGAGGTGTTATGATTCCAGCTGGTACATCTACTGTGTATGATCAGTCAATAGGTAAAAATCTAAAAAGACCTTTCTTACACGTTAGATTTAGAGCTTCACAAACAGACAATAGAAAAATGAAAACTTGGACTACTGGTTCTGTTGGAGCTGCTACATCAGCTTTAGATGCAATGCAAATACATATGTTATCAGAAAGATGTTTAATCACTCAAGGTGCAAACAACTTTATGTTGATGAACTAGTATTTATTTTAATAGGGGCAGCTTTTTGCTGCCTCTATTTTTATTAATTTTTTATTATATTATATTATGACAAAGAAAAAAACAACAACTAAGGTTGAAGAACCTATAGTTGAAGAAACAGTGGTTGTTAAAGAACAGCCTAAGGTTGAAGCTCCTAAAATAAAAGCTAAGCCAAAAAATATTTGGGAAATAAAAGATAGAATATACTATTTAAGAGGAAACAAAAAACCTTTATCAAGAATGATAAAATCGGCTGGTATATATTGGTTTGATGAAGAGAAAGGTTATGAAAGAGAACTCAAGTATTGTCAAAATCAAAAAACTCCGTTTGTTGATGAAATGAAAGGTGATCAAAGATTAGAACACATCATATTTAGAAGTGGTTCGTTATTTGTACCAAAAGAACAAACAACATTACAAAAATTACTTTCATTATACCACCCTCATAGAGATAAAATATATTATGAATTTAAACCAGTAGAAGTTGCAGAAAATGAATTAGATTGGTTAGAATTTGAAGTTGAAGCCTTAGGCATAGCTAAAGATATGGATATAGATATGGCTGAAGCTATAATGAGAGCAGAGGTTGGGTCTAAAGTTAATAACTTAAGTTCTAAAGAATTAAAAAGAGATTTGTTATTATTCGCTAGACGTAATCCTAGATTATTTATAGAATTAACTACAGATGATAACGTTCAGCTTAGAAATTTTGGCGTAAAAGCTGTTGAGGCTGGTATAATTAAACTATCTAGTGATCAACGATATTTTATGTGGGGATCAAATGATAGAAAGTTGATGACAATTCCTTTTGATGAACATCCATACTCAGCTCTAGCTGCTTGGTTTAAAACTGATGAAGGTATGGAAATATATTCAAATATAGAAAAAAGAATGAAATAACATTTTTTTAACTAATATTAATAGCCACTCATTACGGGTGGCTATTTTTATTTAGGGGCTAACCTTCCACTTTATTATGTAACTATATAATAGTAAAATAAAACAAAATGGCAGTAAATATAAATAGTGTATATCAAAAGGTTTTAGCCTTGCTTAACAAAGAGCAAAGAGGTTATTTAACACCACAAGAATTTAATCTATTGGCAGATAGAGCTCAAAATGAAATATATGAAGCTTACTTTCATAAAGCTAGAAACTCTAATGCTAAACCAAAAGACGATGATCAATATACTGATACTTTAGAAATGATAGAAGCGAAGCTATCTCCGTTTATTAAAGTTCAAGCTAATACCACTGTAACTAGTGGAGTTCTAACTTTACCAACTGATATATATAAATTAATTAATATAAAAACAGCAGCAGGCGTATTTACAGAAGTAACTAAAAAAGAAGAAGATTATATTTTAGATGTGGGTTCACAAAATAATGCTTTATATCCTAATAAAGATCGCCCTATATATTCTAGACGTAGCGCTACAACTATATTAATAACACCAATGCCAACTAATAGTTCTAGTATAGAAATTACTTATTACAAAGAGCCAACAACTCCAAATTGGACATATGTTGTTGTTGCTGAAAAAGCTCTTTATAACTCAAGTGCTACTGATGCTCAGAATTTTGAATTAGCAAAATCTGAAGAAGAGCCATTAGTTTCAAAAATATTAATGTTATCTGGCGTTGTAACAAAACAACAAGACATAGGTCAAGTTGGAGCAAACGCTATACAAATGACTAATCAAGAACAAAATAGTTAATTATGGGATTTTTAGGAACAACATCAAGTGCAGATTATTATCAAGGAGGCGAAGCTGAAAGTTTTCCAACTGGATTTGGCAACTATCAATTTATAGCTTTAAAAACAATTATAAATAACTTTATGTATATTTATGTAGGTGAAAATAAAATAATAACTAAAGTAAATAGAACTGACGTTCAGTTTCATGCTATGAGAGCGTTACAAGAATTATCGTACGATGTTTTACAATCTTTCAAATCTCAAGAAATAGAAGTACCCAATACTCTTAAAATGGCATTGCCTCAAGACTATGTTAATTATATCAAATTATCTGCACTAGGAAGTGATGGTATTGAAAGAGTTTTATATCCAACTAGTAAAACTTCTAATCCTTTTGCGGTTTCACAAACGGCAGATGGTTCATATCTTTTTGGCACAGAAAAAAGAAAAATAACAGTTAGTATTAGTAGTACTACTGGCTTAAATGGGGATAGTTTATTACTTGGTTTTAACACTGGCTCAAATACTCAAGCTTTTGTTAGATTTAGATTTTCTCCAAACGAAAATTTTGTTTATGACGTTGACGAAGCTGATATTATGGTCGATGTTAGCTTTACAGATGACAACGTTGATAGCGCGGTTACTTCTTTAGCAAACGCAATAACTACGTTTAACAATCATACAGTAGAGCAAAATGGTACTACGTTAACTATAACGTATAAAGATCATCAAATAAGCAATACCTCTGTTAATGCTTCAGAAGGAGTTTTTTCTGCTGACGGCACGTCTCCTGCGGGAAGCAATATATCACTATCAGTTGTTCAAGTTGGTACAGCATCAACTGGACTTTTAGAACAAACGCCTAGTAATACATTAGATAATTTTTCTGACACCACACAGTCAGATCCAGATTCTGATGATTCTACAGATATAGAAATAGATTACAGAGGTAGAAGGTACGGTTTAGATCCACAGCACGCACAATCCAACGGTACTTTTTATATAGATAACCTTAGAGGCTATATACATTTTGGTTCTTCGTTAGCAGGTGATACTATAATATTAAAATATGTTAGTGACGGAGCAGGTACAGATAGCGAAATGGTTATACATAAATTTTGTGAAGAAGCTTGTTATAAATGGATTATGTACGGTATATTATCTGGAAGATCTAATATACCTGAATATTTAGTTCAAAGATTTAAAAAAGAAAAGTTTGCTGAAACTAGAAAAGCGAAGATAAGATTATCAAATATTAAAATTGAAGAATTTACTCAAGTATTAAAAGGCATGAGTAAACAAATTAAATAATTATGCCAGAGATTAAACGTAATTTTTCAAAAGCTAGAATGAACAAGGATCTCGATGAGAGAATTGTTCCTAATGGTGAATATAGAGACGCTATGAATATTCAGGTATCAACATCTGACGCCGATGCTGAT